CCTTCTTCTCTTTAAGGTGCCTTTTTGGCTCCTTAACTTTCTGGTGACAAGCAAGGCATGTAGTTTTTGGCACGCAAGTCCCGTCACCAAAATCTTTCACGGGTTTCTCCTCACCACAGACTGCACAGGTGCGAGTTTCTTCCATGTCCTTAGCCCTCCATCCTACTTTGTGGCAGATCATCCTTTGCCAGAAGGTAGAATCGCGCGAAACGACTATCAACTCCATTCTTCACAGCGTTGCGATAGAGAATTTTGCGGCGGAGTCTGTTGACCCTGGCAGCCTGGAGGAGCTTAACGATCAAAGCCCCCTGTTTTCCTTCCTCGTAAATTAGCGCTTCAGATTTGAAGTTGTCCAACCAATTCATTTTTCCGCCTCCTTTTTTCTCTGAGATTTTCATCTTGCCTACAACTTAAATCATAAAAGTTATTTTGTCAAGTCTTTTTTCGATTTTTTTTTTGATTTACCTTTATTCCCAGCGAAGTGGTTCACCCGGCAAGCTTGTAATTCGCTTGAAGCGCCAGCCGCCATGGGATTTGAGCCTGCCGTTTAGGCAGTGGGCAATATTACCTTGATTTAATCCGTGCTGTCGGGCAAATTCATGTTGATTGTTTGATGCGATCATTGTCCCCTGCGAATCCATAGCAATGAAGAAATACTGATGCTTCTGATCTTTTATCTCTCGCCGGTTTTGATTTTGCTCTTTTCGCGTCGCCCATCTACAATTGCTCGGCTCATAATTGCCATTATTATTAATGCGATCAAGAGTTAATCCCTCCGGCTTCTCACCCATGTCTTCTAAAAAGTTGACAAAATTTTGCCAACGGGAACAAACCTCAATCCCCCGACCTCCGTAATTTTTATAAGCAGGACAGTTAGGATTCTGGCAGCGCGTTTTCATACTATTCCAAGAACGATAGGTTGGACTTAGCTTGCCATTTAGACTGTGTCCGTGTTTAGTATTCCCATGTACCTTCTTCTCCATTTTCCTTTTCCTCCTTTTTATTTTTTCTGTCTCTGTCGGCCATTAACTATCGCATACCGGCCAAAGACCTTTACACTGCAAGGCGTACTTAGTCTCTAGAGCGTAAATATTCTTATTCCCATCTTTAAACATATTAACTGAACCTTTTCGTACAGCCCACTCAATCATTCTCCTTGCGGTTCTTTCCGAGCTAGCCACCTTATCATCCAATAGGGCATCGACAAATGCTTGCCTCGTCTCGATAGGACCAGCCTTTAGTACAGAAAGGATCTTATCAAGGTCGTAAGTCTCACCTGCTTCGTCACTTGCAATCTCTAAGAGAAGAGTGTTAGGGTCTCGCTTACATATCAACTCTTTTCCTTCCTCATCCGAGTCACGAGTTTTTTCAACCTTTATTTTGATTAAACCATTAGACGCTTTGCGTACAGTGATAATTGAGCCCGCAAAATCTGATATACTTGAAGATCCTCGAGACTCCGCCTTATCGCCCGAAGAATCTCGACCGTCGGATGGTTTGCGGAAGTGGTGTAGGAGTATCGAACTTGTCCCACATTCACGGTCAATTTTTTTCAAAGCCTCACAGACAGCCCGCATCTCAGAGGCACTATTCTCATTACAGGTGTGGAGAGTAGACAGATTATCATAGATAATTACCTTAGCCCCAGAAGCCCTGATTACACTCTCTAACCGCTTAGCTTCTTTTACACCAGGGACAGAGTATAAAGCCTGGTTGAGTAAGAAACGCTTTTCGTCGTAAATCCCTATACTCTGTGCGAGCTTATGAATGCGCCGCCACTCGCCCGCAATTGAATTTTCATGCTGGACCACAAGAGTAGGAGCACCAGCAACCTTGTATCCGAGAAACTCTCCTCCACCTTTGGCGAACAAAATCGCGAGCTGGGTCCTCAGTAAGGATTTTCCTACTCCTGTTTCGCCAGAGATGAGAAGAACTTCATCCTTTGGCAAAAGCTTCTCGATCAGCCACTCGATTTCTGGGGGCTTTTCCATAACCCATTTTCTTGTGTCATAGATCTTCATAATTCATTTTCCTCCCTTCAAATTGACTTTTATATTTCTATGATTCCATAATGGCTGCAATCTTATCCACCGCCTCAGGATCAGTTCCTCCAAGACCGTACGTAAGGTCGCGCCAACTAATTACGCCATCCTCGTATGCCGTTGCTAATGCCTTGGCCTTCTCTAATGCCCCCTCTTCTAAAGGTAGAGAGAATAATTCCGCTCCCCGGCCTGCAGCTTGAATTTCGACAGGCTCAAAATAGAGTCTGTTGTTATCAAAACCCTCATAGAACGTCCATTTCCTTCTCTTCACTTCCTTTTTCCTCCTCCTTTTTGAAAAATGTTATTTCCTACTTTAATATATAGCCCTAAATTTGTCAAGCATTTTTTTCAGAAAAGCAATTTTGCATCCCGAATCAGCTCAATATCTGATCCCTTTGTGAGCTTCTTAAAGCTCCAACCGCCGCACTCATCCAGCTCGCCATCCAGACAACGGCCAACATTTGCAACGTTCAGCCCATACTCCTTGGCAAATTTGCTCCTGGAACTTGCAGCGACCACCTCACCATCTCTATGAATAGCGGCGAAGACCCATTCTTCTTTCCTATTTCTACTACTTAACACCTGTGGCTCACCCCAATAACAATTGCCGGGTTCGAAATCACCCTTCTCATCTATACGGATAAGAGCTAAGCCGTCAGGCTTTTTTCCCATATCCTCGTAAAAGTTCTCGTAATCTAACCAGCCATCATAAATCTTAACCCCTCGAGCGCCATAGTTTCTATATCGAGAATTGCCAGGATTAAGGCACCGCTGCTTCATGTTCACCCAGCATCTATATGTTGAGGTTTGCTTGCCATCTACATACCGCCGTATATCTCTGGTTCCCCGTTCTTTTCCCATTTGCTTGCCTCCTTTTTTGGAATATGAAAAATGAAAACATAATCTCAGCTTACTATCAATATAAACCATAAATACAAAAAAGTCAAGAACTTTTTTTTTCAGATTCTTGAATTTTTTCTAGAAAGGTAAAATATCCTTTCAGGGAAGAAGGAAAACAACCCCTCTAATTTCGCATTTTAGGCCTCTAGCTTTCATTCTAAGAAGACTTGTCTTTAAAAAGGTACTCTGGCATCTCTTGATGGAAAAAGTATAACCGTATACATAGCGTCAATAATAACAAAAGAGGGAAATAAAAGAGGACAAATTCTATCCCCAGGAAAATCATCTTCCGGAACGAAAGGCGGCACCCTCCAATTTCTCGTTTTAGGCCTCTAGCTTTCGCTGTGAGAAGAGTTAGGTTTAAAAAGGTACTTTGGTATTCGCAATGCAAGAGAATCGCTCAGAACGAAAATATGAGGGTTTTTTATTTTATGAGCAAGAGAAGTTTAAGAACCCACCACAACTCTGTGGGCTTTCTTGTTTAGGTTATTGCTTTATCCGAGATAAGAGAATCCACAGGTTATGTGTTTCTCTCTTTTTCTGTTTCTTAAAAGTTTAAAAATCCAGGAAAGAGTTGGTTGCGGCAGGGAGGAGGCGGCTGAAAGCCTCCTCTCCTGACCGACAACCTTTCCTCTGCCTTTGGTCCAAATATATATATATAAGCCAGAGTGGACCAGATGGACCAGACCATCCTCAAACCTTGATGGCACTAGCGTTTCGGTTTGGTCCACCCCCTAACGATCGCCCGTCGTTTCAGGCAGGTCGCAGTGGACCATACCCTGTATCTCTTTATTCATGGGAGTTTCAGGACTTGGTCGAAAAGTGCAGATCGCTTGAAACCCGCATTTTACGTTATTTTCTTGAGGGGCTGAAACGCTGACTTTACGTTAAACGAAGTTGATTTTCACCAAAATCGCCAAGTAGACCTTACGATTTTGAGCATGGCACTTCAGAATAATGGATCAAATTGCAGGATAATGGAGAGAAAAAGAGGGCTGTCGTATGAGAGCAAAATAACAGCATGAGATGAGATGCAATAGCCTATAGTTCGGCATAATCATGCAGCCTCGGAAAGTCAAAAATGGGGTGAGAACGGCTAAGAGAAACTTTTTTTCACTTTTTGAATTTTTTTCTTGACTTTTTTTGTATTTTATGGTATTATTATATATAAAGGATAGAGGAAGAGAGAAAAAGAAACCAGGAGATCTTCTATAATGCCAAAGAGAAAAAGTGGAGAGCCACTCAAGAAATACGTCTCACGCTGTATCAAGGTCCGCAGAAAAGAACATCCCACAGAAAGTAAGCGTCGTTCGGTTGCGGCTTGTTATGGCATGGGGCGTAAAAAGGGTGGATCAAAGAAAAAGGGGAAGTAAAACAATGTTCTTTTTCAGCAAAGTAAAAAAGGAGATGGGGAATATGAAGGCTGAAATGGTGATGAACATGGTAGGTGCTCTTTACAGGGCGGGATTGCGCGACCTTTTGGTTCAGGCTATCGATGATCCGGAGAAGGTCTGGGATGATGCAGTTGTTCGTGCCCTGGATGCCCTGCTTGGTTATGATGGCGGAGAAGAAGGGTAATTCGTGAAACCTAGATTTGGAGAACATTTCCTTTGTGAAGAATTTGCTTGTCCTCATTGTGGCTTGTGTCTTATGGACCGAGACTTTATGATCGCGCTCAACCAGCTGAGAGAGTTGGCTGGGCGCCCGATCAAAATTAATTCTGGCTATAGATGTGCTAAGCATAACAAAGCTGTTGGGGGCGCCTCCCATTCTCGGCACTTGGTAGGAAGAGCAGCAGATATCGTTGTTGCCGGTTTGACGCTTAATGAGATGGTAGAGCTTGCTGAGCGGATTGATGTGTTTCATAATGGAGGAATCGGGGTTTATTCCCAGGCTGGTTTTATTCATGTAGATAACAGAGGGTATAAGGCTCGTTGGAAAAGGTAAAAAATGGCAGGTAAACTTGGGCGCAAAGGCTTAACTATTTTGCAAAAGAAGTTCGCCGAAGCATATGAGGGGAATGGAGTGGAAGCTGCCAGGAAGGCAGGGTACAGAGGAAGTGATAAAGTCCTTGCCATAACTGCCAATAAAAATTTAAAAAATCCGGAAATTGTAAAGCTAATTCGAGGTAGGGAGGAGCGACAGCTGAGGCCTTATATTATGACTCGTCTGGATAGGCAAAGATTCTGGACCAAAGTTGCTCTTGACAAAGAACAATCCATGGCAGACAGGCTTCGCGCAGTCTCAGACTTAGCTAAGAGCGAAGGTGATTTCTTAACGCGCATTGAAGTATCTGACGATTTGAGTGATCGCATGAAAGAAGCAGAACGCCGCCTTGAGCAAGAAGAGGTGGCTATAAGTTCAAGCGACAATTTATATTTGACAAACGAAGAAAGAGAAGAAGAGGGAGCTTGGTAATATGATAATCGGTGGCAGAAAGGCAGACATTAGCGTTCCGGTAGCCTTTGCCGGAAGTAGAGAAACATTGTCGGTAAATCTAAACGGTACAACCTGGGTGACGGCTAAAGATTTTACTCATTATACTTATTTGAGTGAGATTATGGTTGTGGTTCCTACATTGTCTGAGGGGTCTTCTATTTATATCGGCGTCTTTGATCAGGATTATGTAGTTGATGGTCAAGAACGGTGGAATTATGAAGCTGCCTGGGGCAGTCTTACCTATACCTTTCGGGCAGATGTAGTTATTGTACCTGGAAACCTCCTGAAAGTCAAAAAGAGTGATGCTGGAACCGAAACAATCGAACTCATTCTTTATAAGATTGGTTTATAAAGATTTTCTACATATACGACAGTTCAAGTGTGACAGATTAGGAGGAGGCACAAGACCTTGGCACAATTTCAAGGTAAAAGAACAGACTCTGGTATTCCTATCCATGTTCAGACGGAACGTTATACCGAGGGTGATAGCAGCGATAGTTTAGAGGGTAGCGTTTGTCTGGGCGAGAAGCCTGGCAATGTTACCTATCCCCTTCAGATAGATGCGGACGGATATCTCAAGGTTACCAGCACTGGCGGTGGAAGCTCTGGACATGAGTATCAGGACGGGGATTCTAACTTCGGGGCTTATGGGCATCTGATTCTGGGGGATGATGGGTCTAATCTTCAAACAATCTCTGTGGATACAGATGGACGCCTTCAGGTTGATGTAATTGATGGTGGCTATGATGGAGTCCAGTATGAGGATGGGGCGGCAGTTGCCTCTCCTTTTGGTACTGTAGCTTTGGGTCATGACGGAAGCAATGTCTATCCTGTATATGTAGATTCCTCAGGTCGCCTCCAGGCTGTAGCTCTTGGATATGATGGAGCTGCTGAGCGCCCCTTGTCTGTAGATACTTCGGGACGCCTTCAGGTTGAGGTAGTCGAAGGACAGTACACTGGTACTCAGTACACTTCTGGAGATTCTGTTGCCTCTCCTGTTGGTACTGTAGCTCTTGGACACGATGGAAGTGATGTCTTCCCGGTAAAAGTAGATGGCAACGGCTATCTTCAGGTGGACATTCATGATTCACCCAAAGCAACAGTACTAAACACTTCATCTGACGTAAGCTTAGCAGCAGGATCAACCACTATGATAGTTGGAGCTGATGCGGACCGCTTATGCGTAATGATCGCAAACCTGGCAACCAATACCCAGACATTTCGGATTGGGAATGCATCTACAGATGCATCTACCGGGATAGAGCTTGCCCCTGGTGAATCGATTGAGATCGAGACAACTGCTGCGGTTTATGGCTATAATCCTGGTGGTAGTGCTGAATCTGTTTCTGTTATGTGGACCGAGGAGTAGGATAGATGGCCGGAAGAATTACAAAGAATGGCGGATATATCCTGAGGAGCCTGTTAACCACTAAGGGTGACATGATTGTTCGGGGTGACTATGGTCCCGAGAGATTTCCAGCTGGCGCTTACGGCGATACTATGGTAGCGGTAGGTTCCGGAGAGAAACCTATCTGGTATAGCTCTTCTGAGCTGTTAAAAGTAAATCTGGTAGATAGTATTTTCTATAATGAGGTAGGAGCTTTAGTCACTCAGACAGCGTCTGGCTATAACGTCGGTAAAGTTTCTAACGGCACAGCCGGCCAGTACTTAAAATGCAACGGAGCGGGGAATATACCTTCGTGGGATGTTCCTCCAAAGCCTATTGGATCTATATATTCACCAGCCACCGGGTCTAGTAGTCCTACTGCCGGAGTAGTGTTAAAGGGTACTTTTCCGGTAATACTTATGACTACTTCAATTACTGCAAATGTGTCGATCACTGTTCCTGATGACTTTAATACAATTCACTCTGTCTATTTATTTGGAATTGGAGATGATAACGGCACCAGAACCTTTAAAATAGATACTAATTACGGATGCTCTGGTGAAAATTATGACAATCATTCGCAGACTATGTATTCTGATGTTGCGCTTTCTACCGGTAAGATTTTTAGTATAAATATAGCCTCTGCGTTAACCGCTATATCAGCTAATGATCAGATAGGAATTAGAGCTCGGCTTCATAACACCGGCGCTAACGATACTGGATTGATAGGCGCTAAGTTTGTATACAATCGAAGCTAAGTATAAATGTTAGTGAAAACAGAAAAAGCAGAGACTTCAGCGAAAAAACCTGAGCCAATACATGGTCGGTCCGGCTTTAACGGCACCGTACCAGTTCGCTGCACCCAGGACGGAGAACTCCTGATTTATCAGATTAATAACCCTCTTAACAGGGTCGGTCACGGTGTTAATCACAAGAACAAGGACGGTATTCTGATCCTGGGTGATGATGGTAACTACTTGCGCAATCTTCGCGTTGATCCTGATGGTACGCTGGTTACTCGTATTGAGAAGCCTGAGATGCCCTCAGTTTTGAGCGTACAAGGAACGGTCCGGATCGAGAATGAAAAGCTAGATGTTAACCCGGTTACAGTGACAAACATTCCCTCAGAGATGAGGATAGCTCAAGAGTTCCTGCAGGTTAAGCAAGTTCAGCATCAGGTAGAGATTATTCCTGTATCACACTGTGGGCACGAGTCAGTGATCGTGGATGAGCCTTGTTTGGTTAGGTCAATCTTTTTGGCAGCCTCATATCTTGTGAATATGCAGATCCAGGGAATCACGGGGGCAATGTATCTCAAAGAACTCAGGATAGAAGCCCCCTTCCCTTTAACTTTTAAAGTCGAGGAACTTAAGCTAATCACAGAAGAATGGGTCTCGGTTGGCGGATATGTGATCTGCGAGAGGAGTGATAACAGTGAAGGTTAAAAAAGGTGAAGTTTGGTTGAGGAGGGAGTTTGAGGCACAGCTCCGATCATCGCTGAAAGATAATCATGTAGTTGACCTTGATACTCTTCCTGATTTCCCTGGAAGGGATATATTAATCAAGAACATGTTGATCCGGGATGAGCTCGACCATGCAACCGAATCTGATATCGCAATCCAGGAAGAGATTGATCGGGTTCGCCAAGAAGAGAAGCTAGCCGAAGAAAGAAGGCTTAAAGAAGTTGAGGCCGAAGAGAAGGCGCTCATGCAAATGATAGCCAGGTAAAATGAGCAGAGTAGCTGAGAAGCTCAGATATCTCGAATCAATTATTAGGAAACAAGCGAAAGAATTGCGCGACCAATCGCGCGAGCTGGAAGAGCAAATACAGAAGATAGACGAACAGGCGCAAAAAATAGAAGAACAGTCACAGAAGATAGAAGAGCTGGATGAGCGGATCGAGATTAAAGAATGTAGAAAAGGCTCTATTTGAGCGTATCTGGAAGTTTCGCAATGATCCTCTGGGTTATGCGAAATACGCTTTTCCTTGGGAGAGAATTAAGCCTATCTATGGCCTTGAGGCATGGCAGGAGGAGTTTTTAAACACAATCAGGGAGCCTGGCCGCTATGCTGTAGCGTCTGGACATGGGATTGGTAAGGGGACTGTTATTGCTATCACCATCCTGTGGTTTTTGTCAACCCGGCTTAATCCCTCGATAGTTGTTACGGCCAACACAGCAGAGCAGCTGTCTGGGAAGACGTGGAAAGAGCTGGGTATTTGGCATCAGAGGGCGATTAATAAGCACTGGTTTGAGTGGACAGCAACGCGCCTTTCGCTCAAGTCAAACCCTGGTGTTCACTTTGCTCATGCAATTCCGTGGAGCATCAATCGTCCTGAAGGTGTAGCTGGAACGCACGCAAATGATGTCCTCTTCATAATTGACGAAGCGAGCTTTATTCCCAATGAGATCTGGGAAGTGATCGAGGGGGCTATGGTCACTGGTCGCTGCTGGTTTATCGTGATGGGGAATCCAACTCGGCGAGGGACCCCATTCGAAGCGTGCTTCTCAAGCCCTTACTGGAAGACCTGGGAAATTGATAGCCGGACATGTAAGAGAACGAACAAGCATCAGATTCAGCAGTGGATAGATACATATGGAGAGGATTCCGACTTTGTTCGGGTCCGAGTTAAAGGGAAATTCCCAAAGCAATCTACTGACCAGTATATATCTGAGGATATTGTTGACGCAGCCTATG